TCTTTGGGTCGTGCGAAAGACCAACTATCTGTTAGGTAAGGTGTAATTGTAAGGCTAGGTGAAGCACAAACTATGCCTTGACTCATTCTGTAGCTCGGCATTGAGCTTGGCGTAATCATGGTCGCATTGTTATTAACTACTCCAGTACTTTGTGATTGAGGAGATGCTACTGTTGTATTAGCCAAAACCCTTGCAGGGCAAAGGATTATAGCTATTGCCCAAACGTAGTTGTAGTTTCTGTTGTAGTGCTTGTAGTTATTTGGCGAGTTATGTTTGTGACTGTATCCAGCCCTGGAGTTATGAGTGTTTCTTGTAGAGAAAATGCTGCTCCATCGTTTGTTATTGACCAACGAGGTATAGCTTCTAAGTTTGGTGAAGTCCAACTAAAATTTACTCCCCCAACTGTTTGTTCATTCGTAGTCGTAGGAGTAGGGTTGATATATCCCGTTTCAGATTTGATATTATGTCCTGATGCTGAATAGCTGTAGCCTGTTCTGTATTGGTGGCTTGTGATCGTTTCATTAATTATTGATTCAGATGTGCTAGATGTCGTAGAACTCCCTGTCCGAAACTGAGGTACTACGGGCACGGCTTCTGCGAAGTCTATCCATATAAGTATTACCCCTATCAAGGAAAACCTTATATAACGCAAAAGAACAAGTGCCATAAATTAGAATTGCTAATAAAGCAGATACTATGGGAAGAATCATTCAATCTATTGTAATAGTAACTTTAGTAGATCCTATGCAACTTGTACCTGATCCCCCTGCGGTACAAGTATGAATACCAGAACTTAGCGAAGTAAGTGCAAGGTTTCCTGCTGTACCACCCGAAGCCACAGTTGTTGTTCCACCTAATACTGGTAATGCTGCGATACCACTAGAAGGAGTCACAGCAGATGGTGTAGCATCTCCCATTATTACCGATTCTGTTTTTGAGAAGGCCGAGCCACTTGTAGTTACTGAAGTATCAGTTTGAATCATAGCTGGTACTCCGTTAGTGAGGCTGCCAACATTAATTCCACCTATCTTTCCTGATGTTGTGGTATCTCCTACAGTTACAGATGGGGTGATATTGTTACCGCTTAAAGAATAGGTTGTACCAACCTTTTGGGTCGTTACGAAGGGCATATCTACAGTTATCTGAGCAGATGTTACAAACTCCTGTTTTATGTCAGCGAAAGCAGCCGTTGGTAGGAATAGAAGTAAAGCAAACAATTTTTTCATTTGATACCTACTTTGTTTTTACTATTATCTATTATTTTAGGACCATTGTTGTTACCTGTGCCACTTTTCTTGTTTCCTACTGAGATCCCGTATGAACCAAGCACTCCCGAAACCAATCCAGCCGTGAACGCACCATCAATTCTTACCTTGCCCATGTACCCCAAAGTCATCATTGATAAACTCCAGGTCAAAATCAAAAATCTGATAGCGTGACCAAAGATTTCACCCCATTCAATACCTTCCTTTTCTTCTTTCTCTTCAGCCATAAAAGTTAAGATTCTTGTCTAATACTAGCAAAGTAGCTATGTTTGGAAAGTAACACATATTTATTTCATGTATAAGATTCTAAAACCAATCTTACTTACGTTCTTAACCACAACTGCTGTTAAGAGATTGATAGTAGATTTATTAAAAACAATAGCTAAACAAACAACAAATACTTTAGATGATAGGGCAGTTGAACTTTTAGAGAAACAACTTTTTCCAATGAAATGAAAGTAACAAAATTTCTCAACATTGACATAGAGCCAGCACCTCCTGAGTTGCAACTGCAAATTGAAATGCAATGTAGAGATATTATGAAAACAAATGATTTAGATAATTTAAAAAGATATTGCACTCACCTCGTTAGAAAGAAGTTTGACCAAGATATTTTTATGGCTTCATTATTGAACAGACTTATAGAACTAGAAGCTAATCGTGTTGTAGCAGAAATGAGAAAGCAAAAACCAAGAAATCCTATTGCAAAGTTTTTTCGTACTCGTTAAGATATTTATCTTCAAAGTCTCTAACTAACATTTTTTCAGTTTTATCAATTTCATAATTAAATTTTAAAACTGCTGTTCTTATATGTTCTGCAACCCAACGACCCTCTTGATAAACTACTTGAGCTCTACCATTATCTTTTATAAAAACATAATGATCCTGTCCTTTTAGTTGTACATCTAATAAGTTTTTTTCTAAATCTTTTCGCCTTATTTCTTTAAGTTTGCGTAATTTAAGAATTGATTTTCTAACTGGTTTCATTTTTGATAGTCCAAAGGAGGAGGTGTAAGCCAGTAGCGTACACCATTAATGATCTTAAAATGAATATTTAGGTTAGGATCTTTTACTAAATATTCATCTTTGGTTTTAGAAAGGTAATTCTTCATTTACAGATTCGATCTTCTGTGGATTAATGTTGCCAAATATTCCGTATGGTCCATCCATCGCTTTAGAGTAGATTTGTACACATTTAGTTTTAACTTTCTCTTTTTTGTTGAAATCGTAGACTTCTCCATCTTTAGCTTTTGAATTTACTAGGTTCTGTAAATGATCTATCAAATGAGTAACAGAGTCAACAGGAATTGTGAGACTCAAGACTTGTTTCTCAGGATCAAATCTATCGTCACTAATGTTCCATTTGATTGGTAATGGAAGTGCTGGATTGAAATCAGGCATGATTAAAAAATTCGTTTAATAAGTTTTTGAAAAATTGATTAGTAGAAATTTCGTTTTGAGAACAGTAATTTCTAACTTTAGCAGTAAGTTCGTCATTAGCTCTAACACTTAAAACATTAGTGTTATAATCTTTTCTACGCTGCTGTTTACGTTTTAGAAGTTCAGCTAATACTTCATCTCTAGCACGTTTTACAAGGTCGTTTTGATCCATAGTTAGTCATCTAATTTTGAAATAGCATGACTTAAAAACTCACCATGTAAAGCAGTTGTAATATGTCTGGTAATCTTAGTATCTTTGATTCCAAACTTTTTCCTAAATGATTCAACAAGTTTTTTCATCTGATCAGGGTTTGATTCGAGAAGACTTTGAAGTTGTTCAAGTAGTAATTCTCTTGCCTCCCTTGAAATAGGAGGATCGGTTTTTGCTTTTTTAGAAACAGGAGCTAATTCTTGATTAGGTTTTGTTGGAGTTTCTGAAGTACCAACTTTTGGAGGTGGAGGTGTTTGTTTTGCTTCATCAATTTCAATCTGTGCCCATAATTCATAAGCCAAACCAAATGTAAAACAAGCACAAGCACATAGACACCTACGATGAGAATTTTGAAAATGAACAGACGAAATCTTATCTAAAGGAATAGGTCTGTTTGCATTGTCTGTAATCGCAAAAGGAAAGAGAGCAGTTTTGATACCTGTATCTATATTTTCAAAATATCCCATAAGGAAACCAGTTCCATCAGGAGTTTTGAAAATATAAGATGATATTTCTTCTTCAACAGAAGATTTATCCAGACAGAACTGCCAACCAGGAGCGTGTTCTCTCAGTATTTGTGCAGTTTTAGCCCATGCAACATAATCAAACTTCATCTTTTTATAGATGTCAGTAGTTTTGATTACACCAGCTAAATTGGGAAGGGTAGTAGTGGTCATCAGTAATTGTTTACTTAAGATTAATATTACAACAATATTATGTTTACTGCAAGGCTGATTGTAATAAAGTATTGAATTGTTCTGGTGTTAAGACAACTCGCCATTCTCCTCCACGAAACCTAACCATACTGGCAACGAAGTCTACACCTGCATTTTTTCTTTGTGTTTCTACTTCCCTGGGTTTGACCAAACAGGCTTTATTTTTGTCCTTGTAGTCACACACCTGCACCACACAATTTGGTATGCCATAGATATCTCCGACATCATCTGGTATTCCTGCTGCCAAGTTTCGTTTGCATTGAAAACCCGTAACTTCTGTTAAAAGTTCTGCTGCCTCTCTTTCTGCCTTATCTCCTTTTCTTTTATTTGGATTAGTCATCCTTGTAACTCTCGAATACGTCTTTGAATATCATCAAATGCTACGCAATATTCTTTATCTGATATTTCTCTTTGAAACCATTGCCATTCAAGTGTGGCAATCTCATTCTGTAATTTTGCTATCAAATATTTTTTTCTTCGATCAAGTTCTCTGTAAAGACATTTCATAACTGAATCCCCCATTTTCTTTTTAACTTGGAATTTAATTGTTTTCTTTTTTGTCTTTTCAAACTTAAATAAGTGTCATTAAGTTCATCAATCAGGTGACTAAAATCACCTTGAGATGAGATTTCCAAAGATCTTTCAAAGTTAACAATGGAAGCCTTTATAAGTTCAAGATCTCTTCCCGAAACATCCAATATGTATCTCATAATGAAAAAATTGATAATTGTTCAATTATATCGGGAAGTTTATTTTCATCTCCCCATTGTTTAGCAAATGCATTTGCAATTCCCTGGAATGTTGTACTTCTTACCTTCCATGATTTATTTTTACTAAACCAATCAGGCATTTTCTTACCAGATGGTGATACATAAAATTCTCCTTTATGTACTATTTTTGTAGGTTTTAATAATGGTAAATTTTTCAACCACAGACAGGTTGATTTCTGAAAAGGATCTCCATGTTCGTATGGTTGTATTATTTGATCAGCAGGTCTTATTTTTGATCCGATAACACTTACAGGATTTTCTATACACCATCTAGGAATATTACAATTCATAAGTGTTCTTACGAAATCTAAAGATTCTTTCTGTTCTTTTTCTTTACGCCAAAAATGTCTTGCACCTGATACAGCTAAATGTTGACAACTGGGATGTGCAATCATCAAGTCGAAACCATCATTAATAATATCAAGAACATCACCCTCGTAATGTTTGCCTGGACTATCGCTTGGCAGTAGGTCACAGCTTATGGCATCATGTCCTTTTGCAGTAAATGCATCTCTTACCCTACCGCTGTACTCACAGGCAACAAGAACTTTCATATTTCAAAATAATTCCTGTTTTGCTTCAAAATTTTCCCATGCTTCTTGCCAAGCAGCTTGACATCTCTCAACAGGCTGACTATGACCAAGGATTGAAAATCCTGGATATGCCCATAATGTATTACATACATCTGGAACTATTCCATAGTTTAGTTTTAACATTTCTAGGTAACAACCAAGTTGTTTATCTGTTGAATAAGGTTCCTGCCAATATTTATCTATTTCCTTGACCCATAATCTACCTAATTTATCATTCTCTCTTTTATAAAATCCACTTTTGGTATTACCTTTAGTTTTTAGATCAATTAATCTTAAAGTTTTTTGTCCTGTAAGTTTATCGTAATCATAACCAAGTAAATCAAGCTGACCACCAACTGATTTATCAGGTATTGACATCATATGTTCGATAGCTAGTGGTTCAAAGTTGGCAAATAACCAATGGTCTAAAAGAGGAGCAACAATTTCTTCATAGTCACCCATATCAATGCTGCTATTGCCTAGCATACTTTCTGCTAAACATTCATGTACTTTTTCTCCTCTTGGTTGCCAGATATATCTATATCTTTCGATATTTTCTTTAGCTTCTTCTGTTAGTTCGTTACAAACTTCTGTAGTGGAATAAGCTAACCATTCATTAGTTTCTTTGTTGAGATATTTATGTGTCTCTTCATCTCTACAGATTGGAAGTGGTTTTAAAAGTTGGAAGGTTTTCATTGTTAAAAGTCGTAAGTTGGAAGGTCTTTAGGATCAGTAAGTTCTACTTTTTCCTCTTTAGGTTTAGGTTTAGATATCTTAACCCTAGCAAGGTTTTGATATTCGACACCTTGATAACCATTTGGAAAGGCTTTGTTGCCTTTGGTGTTGTTAATACATTCTGTCCATCCTGGGGGTGGCTTGTCTAAATCTTTTAAAGTCCAGTAACCTTTTTTAATACCATCTTTGAGTATTTGTAAAACTGAAACATCAAATAGTTTTTCCATTATCGAATATCTCCTAAATAGTTATAGAACTTTCTATCAAATTCTATTTGTTTGTCTCTTACAGCAGTTAGATAATTTTTTTTCATAAATGCTTTTTTACGTCTTGATAACTTACCATCGGATAAATAATCATTCATTACAGAATGAACTGTCCAATCACTCTGTCTCTCGGTAGTTCCTGCACCATTATTGATCATGATTTTTTCTCCATATAATCTTTAGCTGTCTTACCAAGTTCAGCAAGAGTCGGAACTATTTCCTGATCACTAGCTTTAAAATATTTTGGTTTTGGTACGTTTTGAGCTTCTTGTTCAAACTTAGACTTCTTAATGGGAAATAAATCCTTCCAGCCAGCTGTTATAGCGTTTTCAAGAGCTTGTTTTCTGTCCTGTATATGAAATGACCTTAACTTATCAAAGATGCGGTTAGCGACCTTTGTAGAGCAAACTCCACCTTTTTGTTTTCTTATAGGCCACCATTCCATTAAAAGACCAGAATAATCTTTCAAATCATCAGGTATTAAATCAGCAGTGATATGAGAACCACTAAAAGGATCAACTTTAACTTCTGTTGAAATATTAGGTTTCTTCCTAGATTTTGCTTTCATTGCCTTTCTGATTAAGATCCTGACCAAGGCAGATCTGGAAGTCTCTTCATCTCGATTCATATCTAACCATTTGATCAGATCAGAATCTAAAAACATGGTAATTTTAGTTTTTGCCATTCATTGAGATTAACTATTTCCATTATTATAGCCATACAATGTATGTGTCAAGAGGTTGTTACGGATGCTAAATAGGAAAAATTAGAAAAATTCCTTTCATTATTCTTATATGTATATATATTTATATATATATTATTATTATCTATATATATAATAAATATTTACTTACATATAATATATTTCTTTTTCTTTTGGTTCTTTTCTTTTTCTTTTTGTCGCCATTCATATAACTTTCTTAACTATTACTGTGATATTATGCTAATATTAAACTAGTATTTCGCCTTTAATTATGTTACAGAGAATCAGTATTGG